ACCTGAGCATCTGTGGGTGCATTATGGGCGTATTCCGATACTAACACAGTATGCCCTAGGTTAGCCATTTCTTTTGCCCAAACATTGAAAGTATCACTGTCAAATCCCCCCACAGAGTATCCCGACGTATTTCTGTAGGGTGGGTCGCAGTAAATAAAGTGACCGCCATCACCAACAGTATCCGCAATAGAGAGGGAATCCTGGTAGCGGCAACACTGGAATAGTACCCGGTTAAGGTTACCCTTGATTGAGTTGACCTTACGCACTACACCCCTCTTAGCACACAAAGCGTAGTTATCCCCGCGCCTATTACGTGCATAGCCACCCAACCACGTACCCGAGTAGGAGGCACCAAACCCTACAAACCCGAGTAGACCCATTAATTCAGGGTCATGATTACCGGACCTGACCATCCCGACATAACGTCTATACTCCTCCTCCGTGACAACATCTGGCAGGATACTGGGGTCTTCCCAAAACTCCTCCCACATAGCCATCAAGTAGGGGTGAGCATCCGATAAACATAAATACCTACTGCCTGATACTTTACTAGCAATGTTGAGTGACCCGCAGAAAGGCTCTACATACACTTGCCCCGGCTTAATCATCCCGTTAATAAGATTTGAAATAGGTCCGGATAGTCTTGATTTACCACCTAAATAGTGCATAGTTAAACCCATCAGTTTTACGATTGTCCCTACAGCATAAGTCAAGCCTAGGTCTTTGTCAATTAGTTTCCTATAAAGGGTTTAGCTATGGCTGTAACAGGGGCAGATCAATTATCGAGGTTACCAGAGGAGATACAGAAGGATATTATTAAAGTAATGGGTCAGGTTGCCATTGCGGTACCTAATTCCTTGAGACCTGTAACCCCTATCAGAACTGGGCATCTCCGACAATCTTGGAAATCTCGACATTTTAAGTATCAGGTTAAAATCCGTAACACTGCCTTCTACTCTGATTTTGTTGAGAATGGTACAAGCCGTATGCAGGCTAGACCCATGATTTCCCCCTTGATACCAGTAATAGAATCTGAGATTGAGAGGGCAATTACAACGGGCACTGATTTTTATATTAGGGGAGGGGCTTTCACAGATAGGGCAACTCAGCTTAAGAACGCATACCAACAAAAATACGGTAACTATGGTTCTCAGCAGGGATTTAGTGGTTAGTTAGTTTACCTTTGAAATACACCCGTCACTAAAAACCAAATATCGATAATGGTTACCAATAAATCCAAGGAGAATATCTATGTTATCAATGATTCAAACTTCCCTACGCCATCTATTCAACCTGGTTATAAACCCTGATGAGTGGACCCTAGATAACCCAACGGCAGTCAAGGGAAATGGTAATCTACCAAGGGGTCAATCGGGTAAGTGGGCGCGGGTAATGGTCGAAGTACCAGTTTTGAGTCAAAAAATTCAAAAGGATGCACAGCCGGGAATCCTAAACACCTCTTACGTGATCCAGTATCGATCGGTATTTAGGTTCCCTAATTCAATTAGGTACCATGAACTGCCTATGGGGAGTTTAGGCGACATTACCGAATATATGACCTTCCTGATCCAGACCCACCCTGACCTGCTACTAAAACACCCCACAAATATTGATGCCTATCTAGATTTCAATACCGCAAATCCTAGAGTGGACCCCTGCCTATTTAACCCCCAACCATCAGAGCAACCTATTAGGGATGAGCTGAGCGTACAGAAACTGAGTGTAAATAGTTTTATCCCAGTAGTTGAATTAGATGGGGGTAAGGATTGGTTATGCACGTTGGTTTGGTCAATTGAGCTAACCATTACCGGATCGGTTAATGCTTACCGTCAATATTTTGAGGATGTGTTTTCTGGTACCGTTGGGGGTAACCAAATAACCCCTAGACCGGGTTTAACAGGGGGCAATATTAACCTAACTCCCCAGAAGGCTAGACTAGGTATTTATGAGATGTCGGGGAATCAGGTTACGGATGCTATGAAGCCGAACCCAATTATTATCACCCCTAGCTCACCGTAACATCCCCATCGGTATCTGTACCCCCAACCCTTGCTAATGGCTGACCTCCCCATAGTAAAGAGGGTGCGTCTATTTTTATGGGAACTGAAGATACGATATCCAAACCGGTTCCCCCCATTGTTAGGGTCCCAGTGGGGTTAGTTATAGTTAGATAGCCACTGGGGGACAGAACCACTGAGCCAAATATATTTGATGCCTTGATTGTCCCATCTTGGTGAAGGCTCAGGGTTGGGTGACTTGATGATGGACTTGTGATAGTAAAGGTGTTATTGAACCAATATTTAACACTCTCTAAAAGGTACCACCAGTTAGACCCAGCAGGTTTATCAGGTATTGGTCTATTAGTGTTGCTTGTCTGTAATACCCCTAAAATAATATCTTCCGTTGAATCTCCCCCAACCTCTGCCACAACGACCGAGGTACCAATAATTGGTAATGGAGTGTCATCCCCATCAAAATTAGTTACTCTAGGGAGCCATTGACTACTACTAATCCCCCTATCCTGAGTGGTGATTTGAATTCTACGGAACCCCTGCGGATCTACATTATCAGTTACGGTACCTATTTTCAGCATATGCTATGGTCTCCAATTTATGGGGAAAACTAGGGAAGAAACCTAGGTTACTAATTAAAAAATATCGATAATGGTTTCGGGGGTAATTAGTTTATGAGAAAGGATTGGAATTATGGCATTACCCGATATTCAGTTAGACCCTAGGAATGAGCGGGAATTATTAGAGCAAGCGGCACAATATGCAATTGAAAAGTCTAAAGGGCAATTAGGGAATCTGTCCCCAGCTAACCCTCTGTTATTCCTATTGGAGGCACAAGTATTTGCAGGGGCGGAATTATTATGGTACCTAAATAAATTACCTCTTAAATTGATTACTCAGTTCCTAGGGTACTGGGGTGTTAATTCTATTACGGGGACGGCTAGCACAGGGGATGTTATGGTTACCTTGACAACTACCCTACCTAATGCGCTCACCCTACCATCAGGCTTGCTATTCTCAGATGGGGATCAGATTTTTAAGAGCGTCAACCCGGTTATTGTTCCAGCAGGTTCTGATACTGCTTTGGTACCCGTACAGTGTGAATCTGTGGGGGTAATTGGTAATGTGCCTGCCTACTCTATTAATAATGTTGTAACCCCAATTGCCTTCCTGAAGAGCGTTACTAACCCTAACCAATTTCTAACGGGCACCGATCCGGTTAGTGATGATGATGCGGTAAGTAATTTTGTATCTGAGTTGCGATCGGACCAATGTATCTCAGAGGAGGATTATATAAGGATTAGTAATAAATTTTTAGGTGTTGGTTGGGATGTCCGAATTCAGGCTAACACCTCACCTACCACTGATAGGGGTAATATTGGTACTGTAGCCGTATTGATTGGTAACCCCAAAAATATTGACACCCCCGAAGCAACCACCATTGCCTTGCAGAAACACCTCACAACTAAGACTCCTATTACTAGCCGGGTATGGGTTTCGGCGCTCAAATACACCCCTCTAGTTATCAAGGTTTACGCTAGCTATTCAGAGGGTGAGTTTGGTGATGCTACTTTAATTGCCAATGAACTAAATGACTTGATTCAAGAGCAATTATTAGTTAATACCCAACGAATTACCGATCGGGATTTAATCAGATTGGGGGATAGGTTGGGTATATCTGTTGATTCCTCTTCGATCAATGGAGGTCATAGTGGTACGGTACGGGGAGGGAATTATGCCCTATACCTGAAATACCTAGAGATACAGCTAACCCCCAACAATTCTGATTTTGTTAGGGGTGATGATACCAGACTTCTATGGGGTAGTGAGTCGGGTCAGCTATTTATTTTTGGGCAGGGTGACGAGGATTAGGCACTGAGCAGTCCAATATTAGTAAGCGGTTGGTGCCTGACCTGATAAGTCAACCCAACCACTTAACCTATGTTCATTTATTCTCCTGGGTCATGAAAGATTTATCCAGCTCTATAGAGTTTAGGATGCTTTTCTTGTTTTTAGTCCACCACTGTATGGAAGTGTACCCTAGGATTTTCCAGGCATAATTTTTAAGTGGGCATTTACCCTCCCCATTACCCTTCCATTCTGTTATTGCACGTAACAAAGAAAATAACACAATACTATCCCATGCGGTCTCAGGAATTAATCTTCGCTGGGGGGAGTTCAACATCTGGGTATGCACTTTAGAGAGGTTATCCCATCTCTCTAAAAATTCCTCATCACTAATCTGACTCCGGTCTATTAGATCCCAATTAGGGCAAGCCTTGGTATCAGTAATTCCCCTGAATCTCCGCTTAGGGTTAGGGGTATCAGTAGTCAAATCCATTAGGTTCCTCTTAGAATTGTGTGGTTACGGTTGATGGGTTAGAAGTGGGGTCTTTGCGGTACCGTTCAAAAACATCTACCTCTGAGAAATACGACCATTTCTCGTTAGGTTTAGTTACCCCAAACTGATGGCATATTGCAAACTTAGATACCCTGTGAGCCATCTGCAAAATAGTTGAGAACACTTCGACATCTCGCTCAGCAACATGGTAAATTAATTCGTCATGCCGGGTCAGAACTAACACAGCATCAATCCCTAGATTTGAGCATTCTAGCATAACTAGGGTCTGAATGGTATCTAACCAGTCAACTCCTAATGATTGAATTTGGTGATTGCGGATAGAGGTACCCATCTCCTTAGCACCATGCCTATATGCTAGCGGAACCTCCCGGGATAGTAGCCGTGTTGGCAGTAAGCAATCCGACATTAATCTGAGACCTGTAAAGAAATCAGATGCCAAACCTTTTACGAAGGATTGGGTAAATAACTCTGCCAATCGTTTAGCCTCTACCCTGTCGCATCCTAACTGAGCCATTAACCCCCTAACCATTGCCTCAAATCCCTCACCGTAAAGAGCCGCATAAACCCGTGTTTTAGCTCCCCCTCTATCAATACCCATCTGTTTAGCGACGATAGAGTGAACATCAGTACCCGAGGATTTTTCACCTAGTAGATTTGCCCTTGCCAATGGATGCCCATCCTCCTCAGTAATGCCAGCAACTGAACAGGCTACCAACCCAGCTAATACAAACTCCGCCCCGTCTAAATCTGCCATAACAATTTTATAACCCGGCTTGGCTTCAATAAAGGACATTAGCTCTGAACCCCCTTTATCAAACTTGGGGGAACCAAAAAGTAACATCAGTTTATCTACCGACCGATTAGATAGGGTACCAGTGGGAGAATAACAGGGGATAAACCAGCCGTCCCTAGATTCAATGCCCTTAATGCGGTCCCGAAACATCGACCATCTCAGGGTGTTTTTGATGATGTCAACAAAATCCTGACTGATTTCGCTAGATGTTAGACCCTCTCCCAGCCGGGCTAAATAGTCTTTAGATAGCGGTGATGATAGGGCAGATGAATCATCCCCTAGGTTCGGCATCACCTCCCCCCCCGCTATCCATTCTTTTTTCCCCCTATCATAGGTTACGGGATTACCTAACCACTCTAATGGAATAATCAAACCATAAATCCGAGTAGCAGGGTGGAAATTTTTACCCTGTAATTCCCATAAATACTTAGGTAAGAATGTGGATATTGTTGACTCTTCAGAAACCAGACAGGCTAACCCAAGTAGCTGCAATTGGACCCGATACCCCCATTTGGGTTGCTTAACTCTCGGTTTACGGGATTTTGTACCCTTACTATAAACCGGAGCACCCATAAATTTTAACCAACCATTGAGATATTTTGTTTGATACCGATCGGGGTAATTTAGGTGGATGGACTCATGCTGCACACAAGAGGGGATCAGGCTCTCCCATACCAATTCTTGCACATATGCATTTTTCTTTTTTGTCTCCCCCTCATACCAACCTTCCACTCTCTCCCAATAACCCTCAAATTTAGGGGACATGGGTATTACAAACGAATGCCGGGTTATGTGCCCCATGAGAGAGATATAGGAGGGGGTAAGGTCTAAATACTCCCGGAGCACAATGCAACCAACTTGTACGGTAGCTAAGGTGTCTCTAAAGCAATACTCCACAATAGATTCTATGGATGCGGTACCTTTGACAATATCTTCTCTAACTGATTTATCTAAGTCAATACCTAACCGATCCATTAAGACGTTTTTTAGGCTCAGGGATTTATGGCAGTATTTCTCCCAAGTTTGCAACCCCCCGTATTTCCACTCTAACCTAGTGGGACCACCCCTAACAGCCATACATAAACCCATCAAGTCTATGTGAGTGTTATTATCAGGTGTGGTATAGTACTGTCGGTCGTAGGGTTGGTTCCAGTTTGCAATTACACAATTATGGATTTGAACCAATTTAGGGGTATCAAATCGAATCATAACCGTCTCTTGCTCACCATTCAGGAACCCAACCCCAACCCCCGCAGTTACCCTATCCTGTTGAGTTAGCCCGGTTGTTTCCAGATCTAGGTAGCCTATGAACCCATTTAGTGATTCTCCTATCGGGTCCATATTAGAGTTATACCAAATGCCAGGGTTGGGAGGGTAACCCGGGTAATCAACTCTATGGTTGACTTGCATCAGTTTATCTACTAAAGGCTTTAAGAACCCCTCTACCTCACTATCCGCTTTTGCCAGAATTTCCATGGCTTCAGTGGTCGTTGTTACCGTTCTAAGCATCATTACCCCCTATATGTGTTCAGAAGTAATATAGCACAAAGTCTCCCCGAATAGAAGAGACTTTATGTTTTAGATGTTGGGGTTACTTACTCTGATTTTGGTACGGAATCTCATTGTTTCGATACTGAGTGAACGTCTCCATACTGGCTACCCCCGTCATCTCATCCCCACCCACAATAGTCCCACTCTTCAAACCGCTCTCACTTGCTGCTAACCATTTTTTGAGATCAGGGGAATTGGAGCCAACAATATAGGTAATGGTGTCTTTCACTAAATCCCGGAGAGCTGCGGTAGGTTTGATTCCCGCTCCTGCACGATTCAGGTGAGCGATAATGGTCCGAGCAGAGGCAACATGGGCTGACTCATCTGAGGATATCCATTGGCGAGTAGATTGAATAAATAAGTCGTTTTGAGCATAAACACTCATCATACCCAGGATAGGGAAAAATACCCCAGCCTCTAGAGCCATCTTTTTTAGGAGAGAATCACAGGGCAGATCTAACCATCGATCGGTCAATTGCTTAGCCTCCTCAGGTATACCCTCTGCCCCTGCATACTCTGCTAGATATTCTAGTTGCGTATCATGTTTGTCCTCATCCCAGATATGACCCTGAAGAATGCGTGCGATTGGTGCTGGTGGGTAATTCTCAAAGATAAATTTATCCGTCCACTCCCCTACAGGAATCTCTAATTTGCGTAGACCAATAGCCCGAATAATGGCAGGATGGATGAATCCTTTATTATTGCTGGCAGCTTTCTGTGGCTCCCAATCTTTAAACTGTCTTCGGGATTCAATACCCATTAATTTCTCTTCAAGATTCACATCAAAGGTGATGGTGGTGGTCATAGTGTCTATCTCTCTATCTAGTGTCGGATGGTTAGGTGGGGGAGTGTAGGAACCCCCCAAATGATTATCGATATTTTGTGAGTAGTAAGGCTGTATCTACATAGAGCATACCTCACAATCAATCTTCTGACCGGGTTTAGGGATTGGGCATAAAATAGGCTCTTCGGGTAGATCCCATAGGTCCGTTAAATCCTCATCATCCCAGGTCTCTGTCTTATTAAGGAAAGCGGCTGGGGTAGGGTCAAGACGGTAATATAGAGAGCCCAACGGACCATCTAACCAGCGCTTAACGAAATTACCATCGATTGAGTCCGACCAAGTAGAATGAGATAACGTATGCGCCTTACCCGTGAAATTGAAAATCTCTTGAATCAGGCAAGAGAACTGGTAATAAGTCTCATAATCAACCTCATCCCGAGTCTGCACATAGGCTGGGTACGTGAGCCGAATTGACCCCTTGAGCTGAGACATTTGAGTTGCTACGGATCCACTATCACCAGACAATCTTACAGCAAATGGGGGTTGGAGTTCAGCGGCAACGGCATGTTTAATATGGGCGATCGGAGTAGGTAAACCTAGATCAATTACAACCTGATCTGCCTGGGATTCCGTTAGGGACCGGATAGAACCCAAACCCCTAGAATTAAGGTACCCCTTGATTACCTCAGCCTCTTTACCCTCCGCATTATTCAGGTAGGGTTTAGATAAATTCTCCCGTTTCTTGCCCAGTCGTAGGGAGGTATGCGCGGTAGGTTGGCAAGTCCAAATACGATCTAAACGGTCACCCACTGCTAGGCTCCCAGCAATGACACCCCCAATAAATTTAAGCCAGAAGTTACCGGGTCTATCATCACGGCTAACGTGTGAGGCTAACCACTCCATTAGTTCCTCAGGGGTGATATCCGAGAGGGTAAGATTAATACCCTTAGCCGCTAATTCTGTGGTTAGCCACTCCACAGCCTCCTGATAGGTAACTCCTGAATAGCCTAAAAAGTTAGCCATACCGACAAACCCTAAACCGACCTGTTTTTCCATGGCAAAAAGTTCAGGCTGGGATACGGCATTATCCTGGTTGACCTGTAGGTAGTCTGCCATCGCCAACGCTCCCTCACGCATGGCAGCAATAAACTCAATGTTGGAGAGCTTAGCCATACCTGCTAGGTTCATTGCCCCTAGGATACATTGTCCTTTATGTTTCTGTCGGATTTCTGTACAGACGTTAGGATAGAGTTCCTCCCCATCCTGAATAAAAGTTTTGCATAGGAATCCGACATCAAAACTATCATAGGCAGCCGCAATTGCATCTAATAATTCGGGACTATATGTTTCACCAGGTCGGAATAATACCGCTGTATACGCCCGCTCCAACTTACTCTTAAATTCCCGGCTAATCCATTTGAGGATATCGGGGTGTTTAGCGTCTAACAATAGAACCGTGACACCATTTTTCTTACCAGGTCGCAGCATAACAGAAGCCGCTGTATCAAACATGCGGGCAAAACTACAGGGTCCCGAAGCTGTGCCGCCCCCTTCTACTGGAGAACCCTCTGCCCGAATAGCCGATAGATCCAGAGTTGGTGCCCCCTGTAGTTGAGCGATCCGCATAGACCATGTTACAGCCTCCGCAATACCCCCAATACTATCCTCTACTAGGAAGGTATTGCAGGATGCGCCGGCTGACTTACCCCCTCCCTCTGCTGCTTGGATTCGGCTTGATGTTTCTAGAAAACTTGGCATAAAAACTCCGTACGGTTAATTATTGATCAGTAGGCTTTCGATAGCCCGTTTTGTGCTTAGCACAGGCAGATACAGTGTGTGTGGGTCTTCAAGTTGACAATACAGGTAAACTCTCTTAGACCCTGTACAAACGTAAGGCAGCCCATAGTTAGGGGAATAGACCCAGACATCCTTACCTTTTTTTCGGCTCTTGTATTGACCTACGTTTGGGGCTTGCATAATCAGTATTCTTGCTCTGTTTATACACCCAAGGTACCATCTTGATAGCCACCCTGTCAATACCATTATCGATATTTCCAAGGCAACAATCGAGGTAATTAAACTCATAACAACCCTAAAAAGTTTCTGAAAATAAATCATAAATGTTGCGGTAGATTCCTGATCCAACATCAAATACTTTACCCTCTCTTAGGGAGACAAGAATCCATAACTCTACCCCCAAATCCTCCCTGACTTGTGTAAACTGATCTGCTACATACTTCTCAACATAAGAACCGTAAATTAGCATAACGGGAATTCTAGGCTCACGGTAAACAATTCTATGGGCAGTCGCATAATAGAGGATTTGCCCTAAGGTATGGTGTACCGCTGTGGATTGACCGTTAGCTGATGATTTCTTAACTTCGATAATGTATTTGGGGGTTAGGAAATCTGCATAATACCTATCATACTGTACCTCCCTTTTAACCCGCATCGGATCCACTTGGGAGTAAATAGCTTCTTGGATTGTCTTCTCAGGCACCCGGTCAAATGCTACGGGTAATGGGGGTATTAAGAACATAAAAAAATCTGGGAGGTAACAATACTTCCCAGACTAGCCGCAATTAATTAATTTCTAATCCATATTCACTACCAACATAAGCTCGCTCTCTTTCCGCTGCGCCTCCTTTAGAATCTCTACACTAGACCGGATCCGCTCTAGGGTCTTTCTGACCTGGTTTAGGACTGTATCCAAATCACCTTCCCACGTAATTTCAGTTGCTGTGTAAGGGCATTTACCCTCATAACCCTCAAACGTCAAATCAGTAGTGTAATCTAGGCTATCAGTTTCCCCCTCCCCTGTGTAATCATCATCCTGATAACCATCATCTTCAAAATCTGGATAGAAGTCCGGGTGATTTACTACTAGGTTAAGACCATAAAACATTTTGATGATGGTAGAAGTGTCATCCCAGGTTAACCAACTATCCGAATCGTCAAGAAGAATTTGCCGTCCTTTTTTGTCTGTGATGCTAATCTCTTTACCAGCAAAGGTTTCTGTAGCGGTGATGATTGCACGGTTACGGTTACGGTTAGATTTCATGTCTATCTCCTATTTGGTATGTACCCATATTAGTGCCCACTCTATCGGGCTGTCAAGTGGGGGTATTTGAATTTAATAACCCAGAAATATCGATAATGGTTTCGGGTTAGGGTAATTGATACTATTGCACGGATGCCTGCGAGCGGGGGTTAATAGGGGTAACCATATTACCGATGAATTAATATAGTGCCTAACTCCCTAACCATGTCAACACAATTATCAAAATGTTATCCCCCATAATTAGGGTACCGCTGATAACTACAACGATACCCGCTAACATACCCTCACCCGTTAGCCTTAATCTGGTCCTCTAAGTCAGACCAATATTTCTCTTCAGGGGATAAGACGTTACCCATGATTACGGATACCTGCATATTGGTGATGGGTTGAACGCTCATCTGGGGTATCCGTTGTTTGTACATCTGCATCAGGGTTGCATAATCAGAGATGTACCCCAACCCATGCTCGCTAGTTAGTACTGACATAAACTCTTTAGCCATGGCTGCAACTCCTTTTTTTCTAACCCCATATGCAGCCCGTGCATAATCTAGGATTAGGTCCTTACTGTCGGAGCAACCGGGTATATCAATCCCCCCCAATTTAATCAACCGCTTCAAGTAAATATCGATATCGAATCTACCGGGTACGTTAGGTCGTTTCACATCTAGGCTTGCAACATAGGCAAAATTTTGAAATAGCAAGTCCATGTAATCCATATCGGTATTGATTTGAAACTGACCCTTTAATTCCATCAACTTACTAATAAATGCTCGTTGCCCTAAGTCCATAAATTTACCGAACATCTCAGCTGATCTGGCTAATAGTAAGCATACCAGGGTTTGAATTGGCACCTGATATTCCTCTGCTAGAGCCTCGTAGGTTTGGTCAGTGTTAAGCTCGTAACCATATTTACTACGGTACTCTTTAGCCCAATCGTCATTTGAACAGGCATTACGCAGGGGCATCAGTCGGGATAGATTACCAGAATCCAGTTGCGTCAGTTTAGGTAGATCCAACTGATTGGTACACAACATGTATACCCCCTGAGAGGTTACGGAATAGGCTGGCTGCCCTTTATTTTCTACCATCAAAGTACCCCCGGAAGATACTGTTTTTAGTAGACTTGAGGATAGCGCATGGATGGTTTCGATGGGGGTCATGTCATCAATAAATCCTACATCATTAGTTGCAGTTTTCCCGTGCCCGAAACGCCCGGTTAGGTTCTCTAATGGTTGTGCTCGATACCCACAAAGTTTCATCGCCTCGGATAGGTACTCCAGTAGGGTAGTTCGCCCCATCCCCGCCTGATTACCGACCATAACCATAACCGAGCGGAACTTAAGATTTTGGATATTGCCGTTAGTGTGCGGAGTACCCTCCCTACCCAACATTGCCCGACCTAAAAACAGCATCATTGCCTCTCGCTCTTTTGATGGTAATAGGGATAGTAGCTGCTCATTATCGATACCCAACAGCCGCTCATCAAACCAACTAACCTGCGGTACAAACCTGGTAGATGCTTCCGGACCACCATCAACATTGATAGGATTTTTGTAGTGCGGTTTATCCCCTGCTAGAGCGGTACCACATTGAAGGGCAGTCTTGTTAAATGTTTCGAACTGGGACCAAACTCTCATAAATGCCAAATATGCCTTGTTACCGTATCCGTCCCCCTCAGAATTGCCATCATCATTAGTTTTTTGCTTACCATATTCCCTCTCTTCGTTTATCTCTTCCCGTGTGTTTCTAATAGTTAGTCCATCCGATTGAACCTCTTTACCCTTTTGTTTGACCTGCTCTAAGGTTTTTAGTAGCCTATTAATCGTATCAGCCACTACACCAGAGAACTCCGGTAAGTCCCCAGATGGGATAGGTGCCAGGATTCTAAAATCATCAGGGTATGTGATGCCGGGCATTGGTGCTGGTTTCCGTACCTTAAATATCGTATGTCCCGAGGAACCCATCGTACCATCCGGACTTAGCTGAATGTGGTACCCTCTACCTCGCATTGCTTTTACTACCAAATCATAGGCAAGAATCGCCGAACTACGCACATCCGATGACAGCACTTTTAAATCACTATCAGTGTCGGGTAGCCATTGTTTAACTAAACCCTTTTTTGTCTGTACCGTAATTTCTGTCTTATTCACAATAGTTGCCCCCTGTTTAATAGAATCCTGAAAATCTCTCTTCTCACGGTTCATAGTTAATCCCAGAGTGGATTCAACTACTACCCCATCATCTGTAACTCGTCGGGACTCTTGATATGGTTTTTCCCCAATAATCTCCCCCCCGGGTTCTACTGGTTTGTTACTGACGAGCGGTGTCATGCGGTTCGGTCTGTATTTAGTTCTGGTGCTACTTTCATTCATCCCCTGCTCTAATTCCTGTTTCTCTCCCTCGACACATGCCTCACTAAGAGCCTTTAAGCCCTCCAAATCGAACCCCATATTTGTGCCCATTGTTAATCTCCTAAGTAATACTTGCCTGGTGTTATGCTACCACATGTTTAGAAGAAAGGGGGTAAATTAATAATTACCCCCTAAGATTTATTTATTGATTGGTTTGTGGTTAATTAACTTAGCCTCAAAAAATTTACCGTCCCATCGCTGAATCCAACCTTCGCCCATAGTAAGTTCTTCCTTAATTGCTCTAGCAGTGGTTTGGGTTATACTGACAGATCGTTTAATCACTGTTATTACCTCCTAACCAATCTGGCACTCCGAACATAATGTGGCTAGCGTAGGGGTTGATTGGGGGTGGGTTATAGGGGTGTTGTAGCACTAATTTCACCCTACCATCTGCCCCCGTTGGTTCCTCTACAGGCTTCTCTAGGTCGATAATCCCTATTGGTACAACACATCCACCCGGAATCCTATCTGATTTATCACCATATATATGCTTATGGCGTACTAAATCAGAGGGTCTATCTAATAGGAAGGTCCTCTTATGAATCTCCTTATTGTTGAATCGATCCAGCACATCGGATACGCCCAACACAGATTGTTTCTGGTGCCAACCGGTTCTGAGGGAAGGGGGATATACGTCCAGCCACATTACCCGATCGGATACCAGCTGTGCCCAGTCGGAATCAACCGATACTAGACTAATTTTATCACAAGGTCCCGTGTATTTTACCAATGCCCCAGCCCAATCATCAGCCTCAAAACCTGACTCCGATAGGTATGGCAGCTCATTTTTTTTCCATTTATCTAATACCCTATCACGCACTATTTTGAGGAATGCTGACTTCTCAGGTCTCCCAGTTTTGTAGCCCGAGAAATAAGTGTGACGCCAGTACCTATCAGAATCATCTTTCTGATCTACCAGAAGAATAGGTAGGGAATCCCATGGGTCAAAATCAATTGGGTTATTAATGGGTACATAACAGATTGGATTAGCAAAAAAACTAACCCATCCATCAATAACACTATTGACTTTTTTTGGATTCACCCTTGTTAGACTTGCAGTAAATGGATGAATTAAGGACATTAAGTCTAGTCCCACTAAGTTACTCACTATGACCTCCTAAAATGGATAACCCAGGATATCTCACCTGGGTGATGATTATTACTTTGCCTGATGGTTTATTGAGCGGGCACTTCACCCACACTAAATGTCATGTACCCATTATAGTATCCATTATGCGTAACCCGGATATCAACGGGAGACTCACTGCCCTCGGAGAATTTAGCATAGGCTAATAAGGAATCAACCGATGTAAACTGCTTATAAGTCACGGACAGCACTTCCGATTCCGTGTGGAGTAAGTAAACATTGAATGCCTGACCCTCCTTTGATTTAATTGCCTTCTCCTCTGTGTGGGTAACTCGGAAATCTTTAAATCCGTCAACTGCAACAATATCTCGGAGTTTAACCCAGTCGGACTGTTTACCCCCACCACCCGTACCTAATGGCTTAGCTAATTTCTTAGCACTGGATACACTGAGCATAACAGGCAGGTCTTTACTATCAGCATCCGTTTGGAGTCGTGCTGAGATAGGGAGTGCCTCATCCCCAAACATCATAGAATACAGGTTATCTTTACTCTGCACCAGAATAGGTAAGGGGGCAGTTACGGGGTTACCTTTATCAAACCCCATGAGAAGTGCAGGCTCCCCCTCTACCAGCCAAATGCCGGGATTGCAGATTGTTACGTTACCTTGAGCTTTACGTACCCGGAGATCCGAGATACTCAGCCCCACGGACTCTAACCAGCTTAATAATGTCACATATTGGGGGTCCGATTGCAACTCATTCTCTAGCTTTGATTCAATTGTCAGATTGTGATAGCCGTCTGTTGAGGAGGCATAGAAGGAGGATAGGACTTGTAAAAAATGGGAGAACTTCATGTTAGGTACCTTGTTTGGTTTGCTCTAAGTCAGTTTGACTATGTACTAATACTACATGCTGATAATGATATTGTCAATAAAAACCATTATCGACTTTTCAGAATTAGCAGTGGGGGTAGTTTAGGGGAAACAACCATGCTCTTTATCCCCATTGTATCGGACGCCATACCCACACTATTAGAGCAGGGTGTAGACCCGGAGCGAGTTAGGCAGGCACTAATTAGGGTTGCTAGTCGATTCACCCCCATCCTACAAAAAACTGCTCCTGTAGATACCGGAGCCTTAAAGAGGTCCTTACGGGTAGATCTACTAGATGATGACAGTGGAGTAGCTCTTGTGTCTACCGTCTTCTATGCGGGCTTCGTTGAATTTGGTACCCGTAGAATGAGACCTAGATTATACGCCCAGTCTATTGTTCCTGATGTCATTACCTACATGAATTTACTCCTATCGGAATTGGGTACCTTTTCTAGGACGGAAATAAAATCTATATCGGTGGGGGAGCGAACCAACCTAACCACCCAAATAGTTAGCCCGGAATATCTGGCGAGGGTGCAAACTAACCGGGTAAAAAATACATACCTAAAACCATTATCGATAGTAGATGTTTATGTACCTAGTAATTTTGTACCTGATGTGAGTGTGAGCCAGGATATGGATCAGAATAGTTTAGGTTAATTAGTTGGAGTAAAGACTACCATGAAAGCAGAGATAGACGCAGATAGGACAGTGAGAATCAATAAGCTCATTGATTTAACAGAAGATATTATCAGGGCTACCCTAAACCGTATTAACAGCCGGGGTACTTTTGAGGATGTGGAAGATTTAGATCCGAGAGGGGGAGTTAAAACTCAACGCCTATCTAATGTTATCGGTTTGAATGAGTTGAGATTATTGAGATCGGCTCTATTAAATGAAGTGGGTTTACAAGGTACCAAATTATTACCCGAGGAATCTAACCATAATCAGCCGGGTAATTTTAGGCTACTAGAGTTGATCCAATCTGGCAAAGTTGATCACGGTACATTAACAGAATTAGGGAGTAAAGAAAGTGCCTAGGAATTTACGTTCAGATTACCAAGACTCATGGTCACCTATTGTTTTAGATGGGGGTGGGTACCGAAATCCATTTACCAACCATCACCCTCTAGCCCTGGGAATCATCACCCAATTGTCGCAAGATATCCATCAGTCAATTAAATTTCTATGTAGTCCCGATATGCTAGATGGTTATCGTGATGTCTGGGTTGATTTTGTTATAGAGGCAATCTACCAATCCATCTTATGCCGCAGGGCTTTTTTGATTATCGATTTTGGTGATGGTGAGTGGATGTCTACTCCTGAGGATTGGGACCCTGATACCGTCGCACCTCTTATGGTCACACATCAACTCCCTACCCTATCCCTAATTGAAAATGGCACCCCTCTGGGTAAGGAGCTGATTAACCCCTACAGGTACCTAGAGTTCCGAAGTCCCTATCGATTTGACCTAGCTCAGCAACTAACCAGTGAATTGTCTAGACATGACTCTGTTACTAGTGGGCTAGAGCAGACAGTATCAGGGCAGGGTTTAGTTATGGCAGGTATCGATAATTTATATGAGATTATGCGCAAGGGAGGGGAAGCCGTATCCTCATTGACAGCCCGCTTAATGAATCTTAAAGGCAGCATCAGGCAAGATGGCGTATTAGCCTATGACCTAAAACGGGAGGCTGTTGAGATTAAACCCAAAAATATTAACAAAGAGCCTGAGGTTTTGCGGGTAATAGAAAACCGAATTACCGCGCTAACTGGTATCCCCTCCTTTACTATTTGGGGTCACACAGATGGGGATGGATTTGGGGTAAAAACTTCCTTAGAGTTATATGACCAGAGATTATCAAGTCTCAGCCAGGGGTACCAGAAACTTATCAGGGTTATCCTAGATATTATTACCCCTGATGAATCCGAACTGTGCCGCGTAACTAATCAAACCATCTACCCAACTAAATCAGGAGAGGTAATCGACCGCCTAGATAAACTGGTTTCTGCATTGATGGGTCTACAATCGATCGGCTCTATTACAGCATTGGAGGTTAGGGATACGGTAGCTGCTGACCCTGAATTCCCTCTAATACTGAACCCTAATCCTATTATCCTATCGGGTACCCCCAATACAGATAGCCCTGACCCGCTCAATTCTGGTTTCTCAGGGTAGACACAAAAGGGGGAGTTACTGCCCACCCTAACATGCTGACCGGGATAGCCCACTTTACTAAAAAACAAATATCGATAATGGTTTGAGGGTGCTAGTTTTCAATACAAACATATTCAGGCTGTTCATTAGCCTGCCTAGGTCCTAATATGCCAACTCCAATCATCCCGATCTCCTCAGTACCTCAGACCCCCGGAGTCTATCCGATTCTAGGGTTAGCGGGAACATTCACTACTGATACGCCTAACCCAGGGCGCTGCTATATGGTTATCAGTGGCTCCGCTGGTCTGTCTGGGGTGCCCGTCGCAATCTCCAGCTATGAGCAATTTTTAACCTATTTTGATGCAACCCCCGCAACCCCTACCATCCCATTAGTTAGCCGTGATGCGGTTAAGGCATTTTTTGGGGTGACCGGATCTATCGGGGAACTATATGTGGTTCGGGTATCTGGTGTCATTGCCCCCGCTGTCCCAACTCAGGCACAATACATCTCCGCCCTGAATGCGTTTAGTGATGAACTGCCTCATGGGTACCTAATTTCCCCCGAGGCTTATGCGCTATTGAAAACTTCTACGGAGCGTTTAGCGTTCCAGGTTGCTTGTGAAGCTTTTGTTAGCCAGTTCGATTACCAGTGGATTCACCTAGTTGATTCAGCACCTAACCAGGAATTTTACGCAGCTGCTGATGTCACCCTACCAGATGGACGGGTAATCAAACCAAGTCAGCCCGCTTATGCAGGAATTACCGCAGCTCCGGCATTGGCAACTACTAACGCAACGGCACTCGTTAGCTGGTACCAAACTGATGTAGCCCTGTACACTTCTCCTAGCGGGCACAGTTCCTATGTTGCGAATTGGGGTTACAGTGGCGATGGTAGATTAGTCGCCCCCTCCGTGCTGATGGTTGCAGTGGCTCAGGTTCGATATTATCAGGATTCGTTCCGGGTTGCTCCTGCTGGTACCAAAGCTCCGTGTCGAGGTATTGTTGATGTGGCGTTCCGTTTCAATAAGACCCAGCAAGCCCCATTGAATGCAGCCCACGTTAATATCCTGCGGTTTATTACCGGGTTTGGGGTTTGTGTTTATGGCGAGCGAACCCTGTATAAGCAAGATTCTGCATTCCGATTTATCCATACTCGGGTGATTATGAATACCCTGATTGCCGCATTAAGAACCGCATACCTACCATTGATTTTTGACCCGATCGATGGGCAGGGGGTAACTTTCCAAATCGTTAAACAGGTAGCTACCCAGATCTGTACTCGTTTCTGGCAAGGCGGAGCGTTATATGGGCAATCTCCAGATCAGGCATTCCTAGTACGATGTGACTCTACTAACAACTTAGCAACCGATCTAGAGTTAGGCATTTTGCGGGTTGATATTTAT